AACTTACTGTTTGCCCGTTAGATGAGTCAACGAACCAAAACTTATCGTTCTCTTTCTGAATCTCATCTACCTTTGCGTAGAAGTTATCCTCTTCTTCTTGAACCAAGGTTCCAGACATCAAACGCTGATAGGAAATTCTGGCGCGCATAGAGTAGTAACGGTTTTTCTGCTCAGTGTTGCTCATCTCAAAAGACATGAACATAGGAACCTTGCCGTTGAGTTGACAATTTATTGCTATCTGAAGAGCGAGAGTTGACTTGCCTGTTTTAGGCGGAGCAACAATCACTACCAACTGGCCTGGCTGTAGACCTGAGGTAGAAGCGTCCATAGTAGGAAATCCAGTAGGTAACCCTAGTAGTCCAGGATTGCTCTTGCGGAACTCATACTCGCGCTTAGCATCTTTTGCTGCTTGAGTAATTTCAAGGTCGTTGGAAAGAGTTAACCCGTCTTCTTCCAACCGTATGATTCCGCGCTCCATAGCAAGAAGCGCAGCCTCATGATCTTTGTCTTTTTCAAGAGCAGAGATAGAGTTTGAAATAGTTGACATAATAGACAACTTGCGTCGGTTATCAACCATGCGGTCAATAAAGTAATCAATGCTGTCTTCAACACCTAGAGTGTTGTATGTAGGGAAATTCTCACGAACAACATCTTCACTAGGGCACTCTTGGTAATTTACAAAGTGATCGTGCAAGAAACGGAAGACCGCTTTCTCACTTACCTCTGGAAACCACTCTTCGGTAATACCGCGTTCAAGGACTACCCCTAGATTACGGTCTTCAATTATCTTGCTTAGTAGCTTAGCTTCGTTGCTCATAATTGGTTGAAGTCCATTCCCCAGTGTCCGTATCGTAGTAAGTTGCTAGGCATATCTAAAACGCCTACAACCTCAGGCCTATATGGTAGTTCCTCAATTAGATCTTCAATTGACCCGTACGAGGAGAAATATCTAAACGGATTAGTGCCCATCCTGTCAAGATAATCCATTAACTGATCTAACTGCTCGTCGTTAAGTTGAAAGGAGGCCAACTCTAAAGTCACGCCTCTACGAGAAGTGAATAGGTAAAGCTTGCTTAGAAGCTCTCTTCTAATCTTAGTGTCTTTATTTACTACAGGAATTATTTTAAACTTCTTTTGTACCTTGAGCTCTACAGTTAAGAATACGTCTGATACTACGATTATTCTCTTGGGGAGCTCGTTACTGATATCCCCGTTACGCATTTAGAAAACCTCTATTTTCCCAAACTTAATGATGAACTCCCTAAACTCTTCGTTAGAAAGCTTTGCTTTTTCAGCGTCGTCTTTTGTAGCACGATTTGAAATCTCTAATGGATAGTTGCCGTTATTGCTGTCAATCCTTGCTTGAACAAACTTAACGTGCTTGCAAGTAGAACGGCCTTTGTATCCAGGACATGTGCAAGTTAACTTATCACCTGTAACATCTGTAGACACCTCATAGATGCTTGGACCTGGGGTCTGAGACTGACTCAAGAACACCTGCACCAATCGGGGGTCTCTCACTTTGTAATCCCTCACTTTCGCATATCCAATGTGTTAATTGGTATGTACACAAAAGCCTCATGTGCAAAGCTTTCTGTAGCATCGCCATATTCGCTTGCCCAGTTCTCTAACTTAATGTTAGTAGTAACAATGGTAGGCAATCCTTTATTGAATCGTGTGCGCAAGATGTGATGAAACATTGCGCTCTGCCATCCAGACAATGTGGTGTGTTCTTTACCCAAGTCATCTATAATGAGTATCCGAACGTTAAACGCATCATTTGCGCATTCGCCAAGAATACCTTGAAATAAAACTTCTTGGTCGTCTGATGCGCTGTTATCCATAGTCGCACCTTTCAAATCAAGAATGTCATTGAAAGTTGAGAAGTAGCATGGTCGGACTAAAGCAGAACCGACTTCAACATCAAACTCATTAAGAGAGAACTGAGACATCATCTCTTGGATAAGCGCAACAGATAAAGTTGTTTTGCCGTGGCCGGGCTCTCCCCAAAGAAGTAAACCTTTACCGCAGCGGCTATGCCCTTCTGCACGAATCACATCTCCATCTTTAACGGCGTTAAACCAACGACGAACAGCAGACATGACTTCAGGACTGATCTCTGTGCAATCATCAAGTGTCCAGCCGATACGCTTTGTTGGAACGCAAGACAACTTTATCCAAGTCCTGCGGCGAATCTTTAGGTCTTCTAATTTAAACACTAGAACTTCTCCATCTGCTTGGCAAACAAATCCTTAGCGGATTCAATGTCTGATTCTGTAACAGCGCTGCGTTCAACGTCAAGTAGGATGCTAGCGTAATTTTTAATAAACATCTTCCAGATAAACTCTGGGTCGTTGATGTGCTTTTGGTGCTCAATGCCAGAGAAGAAGCGCTCCATCATCTTAATCTCAATGTCTCCAGTAGTCCCGTGAGTCTTGCGAGCAGATGCGTAAGCACCCTTGAACCGAGTACGAGCAGTAACCCAAGCCTTAACGTGCCACATACCGCTCATGCGCTCGGCAAAGTAGTAAACAGAGTCATCAGATGACCAGTCCTCAGGCTTCTTCTCGGACTTAGCCTTAATCTTTTCCGCGGCCTCTTGTTCTTTTTTGGCACGGTACTCTGCCTCGCGCCGTTGGCGCATCTTGCGGTTGTACTCTGCACGTTCTTCTGGCTCCAAATACATTGGCGCTGGTTCGTAATCGCTCATCGCTTCTCCCTCCCTGGGTTCCCCCAGGTACTCTTTCTTACTTATTACTGAATAAGCATTTAAGTTTAAATAGCTATTCTGCTGTGACTGCTGTATGTATGCCCTGCTGTATGCCCTGGAACTATGCCCTAAGACCTCATGTCCGTTTTGCGTAATTTCTATTACTCGGATTGGCTTACCGCCCACTTTCATGGTGCGAGTGACTATTAGTCCAGCTTTCCTCAGGTTTTTAATACCGCCCTGGATGCGGTCACGGCCTATGCCCAGAGCCTTAGAAAGGGGCTCAGCGCCCCTGTCACGGTCTCTAGAAGCCATGGCACGTAGTATTTGGTATTCCAGCTCTGTAATCACGTTGGAGCCGTCATTAACGGCGATTTTGGGGTGCTCTAAGGCAACTCCGTCAAGTGTATTTTTGTACATAGGGCCTCCTGTTAGGGGAGGCCTAGGTTAGCACAAAAAGGTCTACTGTCTACCCGCGTTAATAATCGTTGGGCGCGTTGCCAACACTTTCTCGGCAAAGGACAGAAATGCCCTAGATAGGAAGGCTCCAGCAAAGACGCGTAAGGTTAGCTCTTTCCATGAGTACCCGCCTACTAACAGATTTCCGCAGACAGATACCCCTATAGCAAAAACCGAGTTAACCGCAACCATGTTAACAAAGTACGAGATCAACTCAATGAGTGATGAAAATAGCGCAAGGAAGAAAGCGCCAAACATTCCTACAAGTACGATATCCATAAGGCTACTGTACTACGTTTGAGGTTGTGCTAGGTACAACGCGTAGGTTGTTCCTAAAGGCAGATACTCTGCAATGCCTCCGTTGATAAGTCGGTTCTCTGTGGCTAAACGGTTTCTGTAGTAATGGCTTCTAGCACCGTTTGTGATTCCGCCCTCCCAGAACAATGATCCTACATCTGCAGGTCCTTGGTTTCCGTCAAAGAAATCCTGTACGAAAGCTGAGTTCTCAAAAAGTGCTTGGTTAAGTGAAAGGTTGTCTCCTACAGATGCTGTGAGCCAATCAATTTCAACCGTAGCGTACGCGGCATTTGATGGGGCAGTTGATGTTACATACGCTCTAAACCACGGCAAAGAGTTGCTGTATGTAGCAGTTGCTTGAGCGCCTGTAGCAGTGCTGATTAAGTTGTAGCTTGAGTCGTACCACTTAATGCTTGTTGAGATTGTTTCACTTCCCGTGTAAACCTTGAACCATACGCTGAATGTGTATGAGGTGCTTGGGTAGTAAATGCCCATGTAACTTCCAGCAGTGGATACGTTTACCGTTGTAGAAGTTGCTTGAAGTCCTAGACCATTTCCAGAAGCAAAAACTGTTCCAGTTGTAGGTAGCGATGCTTGAGTTGAAGCAGTAGTTACAAACGAGAAAGTGTTAAGCGTCGGAGGTATTACGTTAGTTACTGTCTGAGCTCCGTTGTAGTTAGAACTGGTTACTCCAGTACCGCTAACGTTTTGAAACCATACGTTCTGCCCAGCTTGAATAATGTGCGGGGTAGAGGTAGTAACAGTTGCGTAGTTAGTTCCACTTACAGTCGTAATAGTTGTATTTGTAATGGTATAGGTATCGCCGTTAGGTTGTGACACATCTGTGTCAACATCGTTAGTTGCTCCAGTAACTACCCATGGAGTTAGAGGGGTAGCAAATTGAGGGTTAAGTAGCTCATTGATGCGGGTTGCCTTAAGAGTGATATGAACATTTCGCGCCTCATCAAATGATGTGGCCGAAGATGCTTGTTCAAACTGTGCGGCGTCAAAATAGTGAAACTCTGCTGAGGATGCCGCAACAGATGAGATTGAGATTCCAGGTGCTGCGTAGTATGCGCCAGCAGGTGCCGTAGCCGATACATAAGGTCGCACAGTAGGACCAAATACAGTAACTGAATCTGACACAGTGGTTCCTGAGTTAGAGGACAGGTAGTTGCTAAATCTGTCGTACCACTTAATGCTAGCTGTAACGTTTCTTGCGGTTCCACCGTTAGCGGCATAGACGCTAAATGTGTAAGCAAGCCCTGCAGTTACAGGAATACCGTTTAGAACTGGTGATACATCTCCGCAATAGATGTCAATAGTTTGAGATGAACCTAACGCGTTACTTACAGACAAAACTCCTGAGCGCAAATTTGGAAATGATGGGGCTGATGTAGGTTCAGCCCAAGGGTTAGGTGCGGGTGCTACTTGAGCATACGAACCAAATGTTCCATAAGAGGTAACCAGAGGGTTATATCCAGATGTTGGTGGGATATTTGATGCGTAAGTTAGAACGTAGCTGATTGTTGTAGGGGTTATTGCCGTAATAGTTAAAGCGGTATTAGGGGAGTTAAAGATAGGCAGAGGAGAGTTGCTTACATAGATCTTGTTGCCTGGAAGGTAGCTGTGAGACCCGATAGTAAGAGTCGCAACGTTAGAGGTCAAAGACATTGAGAGAACATTGGCGTTGCTTACTCTGTTTAATACGGCAGTTCCGTCAACAGAATCCCAACGACCATACCCTCCAGATGAGGTGGCGGCAGCTTCCTCAAAAGAAGAGTCGTTGTAGTCAAGGAATAGGTTGTGACCGATAGTCAAACCAGTAGCCGCTGGATTAGGTGTTCCAGCTACAGGTGCAGGGATTGCGTAGCTAGAGAAAGCCTTAATGTATTCGCTTAGGCCCTCTGAGCTTCCTTTTTTCTGCAAGAACTTAATTCCATCACGAATAAGGATTCGGCTCTGTTGGTATCCAATTTGAGGCTCGTAGGTGAACCCAAATTGCTGTAGCAATAGAGGAAGTAAAGTTCCGCTTACAGTTTCAACGTTATAACGAGTAGTAAGAAGAGAAGCTAAAGTTTGTTGATGATCTAGTTCAAAACCAAAGACTTGCAGGAAGCTGTACAGGTCGTTGTCATCCTGCATAATAGCGGCTTGACCAGATGCACCAGTGACAGCGGTGCCCTGAGCAGAACTGTTTACAGTAAATTGCGAACTAGAAGCTGTAGCAACAACAACATTGCTTAAGTTAAAAGCCTGTGTGCTTAGACCAGTGATACTTACTACCTGACCTGGCTTAAACGTGTTATTTGCTGTGTAAATAATGGAATTTGAGGATGAATACGCCGCAGTTACTAGCGCAGGAGTATTTGGGTATGGGGTGGATGTTGAAGATGCGGTATCTACAAGCTTATAGACTTCTGGCAAGTACTCGTATAACTTTGTTCCGTTACCAAAGTTTTTAACTGATAAGCCTTGAGCTGTTCCAGCATTAACCCACTTATATCCAACAGTTGTGTAGACGTATATTGAGTAGTAGTAAAAAGCGCCTTCAATAAGGTTAGTGGTATCAATGTAAAACGTAGGGTCTTGGCCATTGAATACTGTTAGAAGAACTTCTCCGTCAAACGCGTTGGTAGGGTATCCGTATGTGTTTCTAACCAGTTGAAGTTTTGCCCATTGTCCGGAAGGGCTAGTCCAACTGAGTTGAATAGACCCATACCCCAAAGGAGATGCTGTAAAGGGACTAGCGTCAAACTTAACAGGGTTTACTGCGCCGTAAATTCCTACGCCGTAGTAATCAATTCCATACCGAGCCATTTATTACCCCGTAATTCCGCCGAGAGCGTTGACAACAATTCCGTTAGATGATGCTTGAGGGATCTCGTTAAATGCGCAAACAATGTCGTTAACTGTAAGAATTTCTACAGTTCCAGTGGCTGATGCGCTAGAAATATTTCCTGCTGCTAATGCATAAGAAACTGTAGTAGTCGTGTAACCGTTGACGATGAAGATGCCGTTGTAAGCCGTATTGCTGGTTAGGTTTACAATAATTTCAGATCCTGTTACTAATTTGTGAGGAATTACTGCGGTAGCGCTTGCTCCAGTAACTGGGGTTCCTGTAGCAGAGCTGATCACTGTAAACTGGCTTGAAGTAGCCGAAGCAATAACCGCATTTGCTAAGTTAAATGTGCTAGTGCTAAGACCAGTAATTGTTACAGTTTGCCCTGCTGAAAAAGTATTTGAGGCAGTGTATGTGACAACTCCGCCAGAAGCTGACGCAGCAGTCACTGTTGCAGTTGGAACGCTAAGAGTTAATGTAGCTGTTCCACCAGACAAAACAGAGTTAGTTGCTGTGTAGTTGTAGTCTTGATCGTTACGAGCAAG